TCCAAAAAAATATTTAATATAATCTACAATAAATTTATAAATTATTTACACCAATATTATCTGAAATTTTAATACCACGGTATGATTTTTGAGAAAAAACCCGATCAAGACGTCTAATTTTTTTCTGCCATGGCTGTTCAATAAAATAATACGAAAGACATGAGACGATAAGCAAGATGATAAAAATTATCATTGGCCTTAATACAGTATGATGACCATTCCATACATCTCCAATCATAAACAGGAATGATCTATGCCAGAGATAGATAGCATATGACCAAACACCTAGATAATAAATAGGAGTCCATGACACAATACGAGACAGGTAATTTCTTTCATTCGTCAATGTAACAAGACATGAAGAAAAAAGAAAAACAGAAACAATATCCATTCCACTCACAAAAAGAGAGGCAAACGTTACAGATTGAATTATTACGGATATAAGTTTTGAATGAAAAAATCCATATTCTGAGAAAGTTATTCTATAGCAGATCATACCAAGGAGAAATTCGGCAAAACAACGCATTAACGGAAGAGCACTGTGAGGATCAAATATATCAAGCGGTCCCTTTCGTTGGATCCCACTATTCTCACCAATTTTAATTATTAATACAAGAATAAAAAATGATACAAATGGAACAATCCTATGCATTTTTAATGCTGGAAAAAAAATAAAAGGAAAAATAAAGTATACAGCCCACTCCACACTGACAGACCATGAAGCACCGTTGATTGACTCTCCAATCCCCCATGTCTGAATCATCATGAAATTAGCCAACCACACAACAACCGGAAATGTCTTTCCCTCGATAAAATACGTAAGAATTCCAGTCACTATTAAGGTGACAATATAAAGAGGCCATAAACGAGCAATACGCCTGATCATCAGACTAAAATAGTCTGACACTTCCCATCGTTTTTCAAAAAGATGCCCATATGACATAGACATTACCAATCCGCTAAGAATAAAGAAAAGATCTACAGCCAAATATCCATGAAGCAAAAATGTTCCAATATAGCCGGAAACACGATGGTTTCCGGCCAACCATGTATGATATGCAACAATCCAGCATGCTGCTATTCCACGAATTCCCGTGAGAGATTTAATCTCTTTTTTGGTATCCATATTGCTTTGCTCTGTATCAGGAATTACTTGATCGCAGAAACCAGATATAGTCGAAAGTGAACATGAATCCCATTCCATAAAACTTATAAATTGATAATATTTCCTTATTAATTGTATTATAAACAGAAACCATATATCTATATTCCAAACACCAATTTCATAATAAGAATATTTTTAAAATTTATTACCGCGTCACAAAATAAGATAATCTCAGGTTCCTTTTTGCCAACCCGAAGATAACAGTTTCTGAAAGGAAAACAGGTTGACAGCCTCTTCAATGATCACTCACCTATCGTTTCATCAGAAATATTATAATGAAATATCCCACTTGATTTCAGAATCCATTTTGGAAAATAGCATGACATAATTCAACTTCGGAGCATGGATAACCTAAGATTCAGAACTCATTCTTTAAGATAGAAGATGAAGCTTGCGTCGATGTGGATAGTGAACATGAAAGTATGAACGCAGCGGTCATATCGTGTTGCCACGCGCCGCCAGTCCTTGAGCTTTGCGAACATGTTTCGATGAGATGGCGCTTTTTATACAGATGCCAGTTGTAAGGCGACTTTGATTTCCAGTTCTTCTTCGACGGGATACAGGCCGTGATATTCCGTCCTGCGAGAAACTGCCTGAGTTTATTGCTATCATACCTCCATGACCTCTTCTGTCTCACCGGGAAGAGCCGCCAGCAGCACATCCGCGCCTTTGAAGTCGCTGACCATCACACACGGGATGGAGTTTTGAGTTCAGGCCGCCTTTTGTCCGTCCGATATGGCAGGAAAAAGCTCCTTTTTGAGCAAAGACGCTGCCGTTCTGTGCGCCTTGAGGTGTGTCGCATCAATCATCAGGTGGCGAAAATCCGGTCAAAGATACCGAGATGGCTCCAGCGAATAAAACGATTGCATAAAGTCTTGTGCGGACCATGCTCTTTCTGTGCGTCTTTCCACTGAAGGCCGTTACGGATGACGTAAACAATCCCGCCCAGAACACGACGGTCATCTACCCGGGGTACACCATGTGCCAGAGAGAACGACAGCCTTTCCCGTGGCATCGACGACGGGTGGACCTTCGTGGTCAACCCGTCACGAGACCGTCTGACAGCCTGGGCCGCGCCCCTTTTTACAGGCGCCCGCGCTGTGCCAGACAGATCGCGTCAGGAAATGCCAGCGCGATAACAATACAGGACCGCTTCCACAAACAGACGATTATCCGCAACAGTCCCGCCGACACATGGCCTTCGCGGGCCGGGAGAAAATCCTTTATCCGCTCCCTCGGCCTGTCGCTCAGACCATGCCGGCGCATTCATCTACCTGAAAACAGAGAGAAAACATCGCAGATCAGGCAGAAGAACAAGCCTCATCATGCAGTTATGCGCAGACCGCGTCAGGTCCGTTCCTATTGCCCGGCTGATTAGAAAGTCTATCTCGACCTTGGTTTCCTTCAGAAACTTCAGGATCGTCCCGGCGCGGAAGGCGAGTTTACCCAGACTTACGTTGTGGCGCATGAGGTCGGTCATTATGCAGCAGATGAATCAACAGTTGGCGCAACTCAAAAGGGAGACAAGTGGTCATTCTGTCCGCTTGGACCTGCAGGCAGACCGCTCTGCTGGAGTATGGGTAAAGCATGCCTATGACACCAAACATATCCTTGAAGATGAGGACGTGGAGTCCGAGCTGAAACGGTGGATGACGACAGGTTCCAGAAAGAGACGCCGGGTTATGTTGTCTCGGACAGCTTTACACATGGCACCTCAGCCTAGCGTGTCACATGGTTCCGTCGTGGATCGAGTGCTGGTAATATCAGACAATGCGACACATTTTCTGCACCATCACTTTGAAAATCAGTCAACAGGCATGCGACGGGTGCAGATTAAGGCTTCTGTTTCTATGAGCTTTCGTCTTGAAGGGAGACAAGAAAACTCTCTGTTATGAAAGAGCGATTATCTGTCTACGCTCAACGTGCAGACCAGCCGCATGAGTGGACAATTTTTACAGGTTGAGGGTCTTTGTTCAGGTGTCGATCGTCTATTCAGACTGTTGATTTGCCATTGATGTGAAAACTGGAATTGATGGAGTGAAGCATCGAGAGCGCCTGCCTGCACAGGAATGGGATAACATGGAATGTACTGTCAGGATTGATTCTGAAAAGGATTTTAGTGGTCACGGCAGCATGTGCGGGGCATCGGTGAGGGATGACAGATATGACCATTACATCGCTTGATGGCGCCGAAGAGATCAGGGTTCTGCTTGTCGAGGACGATACTGACATTGCGCAAGAAATCTCGGCAGAACTGAAAAACCATGGTTTTTGCGTGACTTTGGCGGAGACGGGACGTGCTGGACTGGAGCAGGCGCTCACCTGTCCGTATCATGTTATGATTGTTGATCGTATGCTGCCTGAACTTGATGGGCTTTCCCTGATTGAGACGGTTCGACAGAAGGGGGGACGTACCCCCGTTCTTGTCCTGTCCGCACTTGGTGCAGTTGATGACAGGGTGAGTGGTCTCAAGGCGGGCGGGGATGACTATCTGACAAAACCGTTTGCGATGGTGGAGTTGATCGCCCGGATTGAAGCGCTTCTGCGACGTCCGGACGATACCCGTCAGACCGTTCTGCGTGTCGGCCCTCTTACGATGGATCTCATTGATCGTACGGTGAAGCGGGATGAGCGTGAAATCGACCTACTTCCCAGAGAATTCCGGCTTCTTGAATATCTGATGCGTCGTCCAGGACAGATTCTGACACGGGCGATGCTCCTTGAGGAAGTCTGGAACTATCGGTTTACACCGCAGACCAATCTGGTGGATGTGCATATCGGCAAATTACGTCGCAAGGTGGATGCGCCCGGCGAGCAGACGCTGATTCACAGTATTCGGGGGGCAGGGTTTACCCTTCAGTCTTCTGATTAGGAGCATTCTGCTGAAAAATTTTCTTCAGAGTGATCGGCTGGCTCTTTTTCGGACCGCACGCTTCAAGTTGGGACTGGCATTCGCGCTGGCAATGCTTGGCACTATCGTCGTGCAGTTCAGTCTGACCTACACGCAGATGACATCGTTCGAATTCCGTCGATCTGGTCAGGTGCTCAAGGGGGAAATGAAACTGCTCCTGGCGATGCCGCCAGAGCATCTTGAATATGTCATCCGCGAGCGCGCCACGGACGATTTGAGACTGGTCGTCAATGAGGCTGGAATTTTCACGGCATCTCATCAGCCGGTTGCAGGCGAGTTACGGTCATGGCCGGAGGGTCTGGTAGCGGATGGCAAGCTCCATAATATCGTGATGGAGCCGGAGGAGGGCAGTCCTTACACCTTGAGGTTTCTTGCGGCTGCGACGCCAGACGGACATATTGTGGTTCTTGGTCGTAGTCTGCATGTTCTGGATGAGCAGAAACTCATGCTCCGGCATGCATCACTCGTCACACTTGTCCCGATCGTCTTCTTTGCCCTTCTGGCAGGAACATGGCTGAGCCATAGGGCTCTGACCCGTGTGAAGGAGATGCATGAAGCTGTCGACCTCATCATGCAGGGAGACATTCACGAACGGCTGCCCGCAGGGACTCAACAGGATGAATTGCAGCGACTGGCTGGCAGCGTCAATCGGATGCTGGATCGGTTGGAACAACTCATGAGGGACATGCGGAGTGTGGGGGATGATATTGCCCATGATCTGCGCACACCTCTTGCCCGTGTTCGCGTAGGACTGGAAAGAGCTCTTTCGGGTCCTCAGGCTTTATCAGCGGAAACCCTGCGTGGCGTGATTGAACGTGCAATCGGCAATCTTGATCAATGCTTTTCCATTATTACAGCTTTATTGAGGCTGACAGAGATCGATAACAGCAAGGGGCGTGCAGCATTTGCCAGAATAGATCTGACTGCGCTTGTATACGATATTGTCGATCTCTATGAGCCAATTGCAGAAAGTGAAGGCATTGAGTTTCAGACCCTGTGTCCAGAGAGCAAGATTTCTGTAAGTGGCGACAGAGATCTTTTGATCGAAATGCTGGGAAACCTTGTTGATAATGCAGTAAAATTCACGCCTTCTGGTGGGAGAGTCCGGATTTCTGTCAGTATGACCGGACATCATCCCTTTATCGCCGTCGAAGATACAGGCATCGGCATACAACCTGATGAGCGGCAGGCGGTTTTATCACGCTTTTACCGATCTGATAAAAGCAGGCATATCCCCGGCAGCGGTCTGGGATTGAGTCTGGTGGCTTCGATTTTGCGCCTGCATAATGCAGAATTGAAGATTCTCGATGCTCAGCCAGGCCTCCCTGAAAAAGGAGTCTGCTTTCTGGTTGTTTTTCCGGCTTCTGATTATGTGTAAAACGCGAGTGCTGGCTAACTGGAGCTTTCGACTACCAGCATGACATCTGTACCTTCTGCTTTGATATCCGTTAATTCATAGGATACGACAGAGGGAGATGCATCTTTTGAAATCTGTACGAAAACCGTTCCCGGGGTGGTTCTTGAACCATAACAGAGACTGGTACCATCATATTGATCCCGTCCGTAGCAGGCGCAGTCTACCGCGCTCCAGGGCTCGGTAATTTTTTCAATTGTACCATCGGCAGCTTCTACGGCATTAAATGCTTCCCGTGTATTACGCTTTAGAAAAAATTCCTGCTTTATTCGTGCTATATAAGAAGAGTCACTTTCATTTGCCAGTCGTGGCAAGTTGTTTCCAAAATAATCAGAAGCGGCAAGATCTATGAAATTTCCAATGCTGGTATCAAGGCGCGTCTGTTTATTTGTGTATTCCAGCAGGCTATAAAGCATAGCCCAAGGCCATGCCAGTCCGGTTAAAATACCATCGAGTACTGGCGTGGCGTTTTCGGATGACGAAGGAAACCATGCTTGAGGTAATGTAGCGCGAATGCGTTTGAAAATATCTTCATTGTCGCCGGTAGCCATTATCTTTTCCTAAGTATAAGATACAGAAAATTCTACATCTTTCAATCGTACTACAGTGCCAGTTTGACCACCGACATCAATAGACTGCTGATTGACAGTGATGACCCCAATTGATTCCACAATATTTTCAGAAGCGGAAAAAACGACACTGGATATTTTTGTATAACTGCATACTGCGCCAACCGTCAGGCTGTTGATATAATCAGATAGGCTTGTTGTAATCGTGCTTTCTATGCTTGTCGTATCTGTTCCGGTTTTTACTGTTATAGGCACGACAACCGATACTGGAATTGTTGTTGATGCAATGACAGAAAATTCTACACCACAAGCACGAACAGCTTCTATGGCTGTTGCAATTTTATTGATACTGTCAGACGAAATGTTACCCGATCCATCATCAACGACTACATAAAAAAAACCGGGTCTGTAGTACCCGGAGGGATCCTTGTTTTCGATGATCTGGTAGAAAATATTAGGTGAAGTGCTTTCTATGGCATATTCTATGGAAGACAACGTTGCTGAAGATAATGAAGAAAACCATAGATTTATACGGGATTTTACCGATTCGTCTGTCTCTTCGTCATAACCATTGCTGACACTTGACAGATTTGTGCAAGTATCAATGCCGGAGATCTGAGTACCCAAGGTATTGAGAACACCCGACATGACATTTCCAATAGAGCCCGCTACAGTACATTCTACGGGACATGTAATGGATGCAACGCCATTTTGACGAATATAACCGTTTGACGATTCAGACCAAGATGGATTACTCTGGTCCTTTACAACAGAAAATAATACGCTTCCATCAGAGGATTTGACGATAGCACCGACCGGCACTGTTGCTGATGAGGAGTCCGGAGTTAGGCAAATGAAAGTTTCCGTTGTGGTAGCTGCAGCCGCAGGTAGACGAGCAATCCCAAATTGAGCGATCCAGGAATCAACATCGTCTCCAAACGATGTTCCAAGTCTGGTGACAGACAGAGTTTGAAGAATTAAATACTGTATCCAGAGTGCGACAGTCGCGTTGGCTTCAAATATTGATCTTGAAACTGAACCAGTTGTAAAATCCATCAATGATGAACAGGCACTTTGTGCTGCTGTACATGAATTTGAAACCAATGTTGAAAAGTTCTGTAAAGATAGATTCATTCTAAATTTCCATTAATGTTGTTTCATCAGTATTTGAATCTGAATACTGTATGCTGATTTTTTTTGTTCCATCTGTTAAGGTGTACATTTTGATGGAAGGCGTTGGCGATTGTGAAATCGACGCTTCCATTTTCATTTGTTCTAATATAACTGATGTGAGGTCACTTAATGTGTCAGTATTACCTATTCGTTGAGGGAGGCCCGCTCCGTAATCAGTCCAAAAGATATAATCACCGGGATTGGTGCATAAACGTCTCGTAATACGTTGTTTTCCAATGTTTGAACCTGATACGATGGCCAGATCACCAGTATCTGAAATATCTAAATCATATCCAAATGTATGAGATATATCGGACATTTTTTATATCCTGAATTTTGTTTTATTGAGGTGGACTTGTGGAGTCTGTTCCTGCCTTGACACCTGAATGTGTATGGCTTGATAGTGAAATACCTGACGCTTTTACGTCACCGGAAACAGTTACATTGCCAGTAATTTCAACATCAGAAATTATTTTTATACCTGTTTTGTCAATACAAAGTTCTATATTTCCTATTTTTATACCAAATTGTCCGACTGAGACTGGTTGGTTGTTCAGGCTGGTAAATGTTTGTGGTGGTGTCGTTGAATCAAAAACACGGCTTACAACGACATAGTTGTCTCCATCTCCATGAGCTGTATCAACAAAAACATGAGTTCCTACTGGTGAGGGAGAGTAAATAGTAGCCTCTCCGACGGAGATTGCTGCATCACATATCCAGCCGGTCTCACAATTATCTGGTTGTAATCTTACTTTTACCAATCCATTCTTGTAATCCAGTGCACTTACAATACCGAATTTTGCACGTCCAATTCTATTTGTATGAGAATGCATAAGCATATTTATTGAGTTATGAAGTTGTGTCATTTTATAAGTCTTTTATGTTTATCGCGGCCTCAGAATCGCCTTTTTTGTTGTGGATTTTCCACTGTACTCAATAACAACCCGATCAACAGTATAAACTTCAGAGTCAAAAGAAGTTCCTGTTCCATTTATCTTTATAAGTTGTCTTGTTGATATATTTAAGTATGGATGTAGATGTAATTCTATGTTCTTTCCATGCGCCATAATCTCTGTATAGCGTCTTTGAGCTATATTTTTACATTGATCTGTCGTTGTTCCAATGGGAGCCGTGAAATTGAAAGCATGCCCGGAAGTACTGTTTTCTGGGTATTGTGCTGAATGTATTATTTTTTGACGAGCATCCCATGAAGACACTTTCACATATATAGCTTCTGAGTAAATATGATTATTTAATAAATTTATATCAAGAATAGATCTTTGGAAACTGTTAGAATTATCTGTCTGATTATTCCATTCCAGAGTGATGATATTGTCGTTTTCTGGCTTCTTTTTGAAGTGCAAGGTCTTGTTTTCAACCCATAGATCATACCCATATTCATGTTGCATGCCAACACATAGATCCCAGGCAGTCTGGTATCTATGCATACCGGAGAGACCATGTGCCTTATGCTCATATTGATAAAACTGACCAATAAAACCAGATGTATTATCAACATCTGCTGATAAACCGACCTGATTTGCAAGATAGCTTATGGCGTCGGATGCAGTCATATTTAAAAATGACTCGCCTGATATTTCGTAATTTATAAGGCTGGCTGACCAGTCTCGTCCGGATAAATTCAATATTCTTTTGGGTGGATTGAAGGTGGATCGGTCAATTTTTCCCGAAAATATTTTATCCTCACTGGTTGTATTGCCAGATCCAGACGAGATCGTGTTCGCGTAAATATCAATAGAATTACCATTTTCAAAAAATGGAATGGTATTATATGTTACATCTATGGGAATGGTTGCGTTAAACGTACACGATTCTGAAAGTCTTGAGTTTATTATTTTGACATGAATAGGCGTCAGTGTATTACCGTTAGCGTCTTGTATGTTTATGTTGGAGCTAATGGATTGGGGCGTATTTTCTGAATCCAATGATAAAATAGACATTTTCATTCACTAATGATTATGTTATTTTTTTATATGTCTCTATAATTGTATGCAAGTGGTGGCTTTGGGTCTGCGCCATTTTTTCCCCTCTGTATTATAGTGAGTACAGATCGCATATTAAGAAGATATCATACAGAATATATATAATTATCATAAA